GATAGCGTAGCGTCTCGTGGGCTCGGAGATGTGTATAAGAGACAGGTGGAGATATAACCTGATTTAAGCCATTGCCATTGCTGGGCATCAACAGGGCCAAGCATCTGCCAATGTTTAGTCTTATCCCAATGGGTATTGTCGGTAATGGTTTCGTAGTCAGGTGGCAAGTCATAAATAGTCTTACTAAATGTGACAGAACCGCCTGTAGATGTTGCTGAAGATAATTGAGTAGTCGTTAAGCTATGGGTATCGATTACGGTATTAACGTAAGTATCTTGTGGGATGCTTGTGCCAACAATCGAATAAGAGCTATCAAGACCTGTAGTATCGGGGATGCCAGTTAAGTTATAAGTGCCATTTACGGTATTACAGGTCGTGGTTATTGCAGTTGTATAGAAACGATACTCAAGTTCTAATGCCTGCCAATCATGCTCCTTAACCAAATCATATCCAGCGCGGTTAATCAAAGCCAAAATTTGTTGCACGTCTTGGTTTGGATTACCAGCTACATAAGTTGGAACGGCTAAATTTAGTTCAGAAGTGACTTGCTGGACTAATTGGAGCAGATTGTATGACATATTTAGACTTCCTCTGTGGCTTCCGCTTTGCGTTTACGGGGTTTCTTTTCACCAACAGCGGCAAGTACAGTAGCCATTTGTTCTTGCATTAGGGCTATCTTCGCATCTGTTTCTGCCTTAATTTTAGCATTTTCTTGGTCTTTTTTGGCAAGTTCTTCCTTCAAGCTGTTGATTTCTTGTTCACGCTTGTCGGTTTCTGCCACATTTGTCGCTAAATTTAAAAATGCTTTTGCCTTGTCGCGGAACGCATAAGGTGACATTCCTGCCGCCATACCAATACGCTGAAGTTGCTGATCTGAAGCATTAGATATCGCTTCTATTGTATGGAACTTCATTGCACGGAGTTCTTCAGCTTGGGATTTAGATACTAAAGGCCATTCTGAAAGCGGAGTTCCTTCATATCCTTGATTGTCATTACCTAATTTGTTCTGATAAGCCGCCCAATGTAATGGGAAACGCTTTTTATGCTGTTCTAGTGCATAAGTATCAATTTCGGTAAGGGTATCGCCAGCTACGCAAATATGTACAAAGTCAAATTCTTTGAATATTGGTCTGCCAGCTTCAGCGGAAGCATCATCCTGTTGAATTGCTCGCTTGTAAAAGCGAACTTGTAATCGGGAATCTGCGTTTTGTTCATCGCTAGGTAATGCCATTTTTAAATCTCCTTAAGTGGTTAAGGTAAAAGTTAAAAGAAAAAAGGAGTTAGCCTTATGAGCTAACCCCTCGTTTTTACTACAAAAAACTATTAAACGCTAGCAATGCCGAACCAGCCATAGTCACCTGATGCCATTGAAGCACCTGATACATATGAACCAGCACCCAAAGTTGCTTGGAATGTGGAAGCGTTAATTACGCAAGTTGCGGTAGAAGCGGCAATCGCTACACCAGCTTGTGCAAAAACATAACGCTTGCCATCTGAACCGAACACTTCAGCACCAGTAGGGCCAAAAGTTGCGATCAGAGTACCAGCAGAGTTAGGATTGGTATTAGCCACATTGTAAAGATCAATGCCAGCTAAAGGGGTAATTGAATATGCCATGATATATTTTCCTTTCGAATCAATGGATTAAGTTGTCAAAACGCCTTGCAAGAAGCTGTTTGAGCAGGTTAAGTTACCAGCCCAACCATACAACTTAACAATAGCATCTTGGTTGATCGATTGACGCTCGCCACCGATAGGAACGAAATTACGCTCTTTATGTGGGCGTAGGAAAATGTAGTTTGTATTCAACAAGTACATATATGTTGCGTTCTCTTGTGCGCCATAACCGCCACCCAAGATAACATCAGCAGACATACCGCCACCGTAGAACTTCAAGCTAGCAAAACCAGCCGCACCTTCTTCTACACCTGCAATACGCTGAATAGCCTGTAAAGACTGAACATAGTAAGAGTAGAAAGTGTTACCAGCAACGATTGTGTCAACCTTATCAGTTCCGCGAACGGATTTGATAGCGGCATCAGTCATCTTGGCTTGAATGTTTGCGTAACCAGTTACACCAGTTGTCGCTTGGTTCTGCCAAAAAGTCCAGTTTGCACGGTTAATACCACCGTATGTACCTGTTGTTGGGGAAGTAGAAACAGCGGCCGCTAGACCAGTAATGTTCTTACCACCGTTACCTGTACCGTCACCATAGATGTCAGTAGAAATACGGTTCAACAAGCGAGCTTCAGAAACTTGCATACGACCATCTAACAGGTCGATGATTTGTTCTTTGCTTGAGTTCTGCAACATTTCCAAACCACTCATTGTTACGCTATCAGCGTACTGGGTGATTGAGAATTGAGCCGCAGAAATTGGGCTATCAGGAGTGATGTTCAATACTTCGTAACCGCTGTATGAGTTAGCGTTATTTGTATTTGGATCGTTGTACATAATTTCTTGCAAAATTACGTTACCACCTGAAAATGGTTGTACGTTGCCTTTAGCTTGTAAACGCTGAAGGATTGCATTGTTTTGTGTCAAGTTGTCTGCCAATACACCGCTACGGCTTTGAATGGTTGTAGCGATAATATCGGTAATTGCGCTATTAGCAAATGCCATGATATTTCCTTTATTAAATTAAGTTAAACCCGACCACTCTCTGCTTCTGACAATTGTGCCATTAACACAGAGCGTCTATCCTTTGCATCTGTTTTAGACACCTGACCGCTAGGAGTAGCTGATCTTGGACTAACCGCAGTTGCTTTGGCCTTTGCTACTTGTTGTGCTTTAGATGCTTGATTACTTGCCGATTTCAGGAGTTTGTCCTGTTCTAGCTTGTAAGCTTCATCGTTCATACGCACAGCTTTTGCATAAGCCGATTCAAGGTCTTGGGCTAAACCTCGCTCAAGTAATTGAGCCATATCTTCCCTAACCATTTCAAAGTGCGGAAACCGCTCCTTGTTGCTACTTACCCGACTGATTTCTGACATCAATCGACTATTTTCCTCTTGCTCCCGTATTTGCGACAATTGCTGAACTTGTTGCTGGGTAGCTTGAAGTTGTTGCATTAATTGTTGCTGGTACGGATCAACATACGCCTGTTCAGGCATCTGTATCGCATTTTGATCTAATTGTATTCCATAATCTGATGCAAGTCTATGAAACATCTGCACTTTTTCTTGATACGGTGCTTTAGACAGAATCATGTGGGCGCGACCAAGATTATTAATCCAAGCTACTGGGTGAATTCCTTGTGATTGCAGTTCAGGAACGAACGGGCCAATGGCTTGGGTTAATTGTCTTGCGTTATCAGCTTCAGCTTTATAAGCACTAACGCCACGCTTGTATTCTGCTTCGCGTTGATTAGCGTATTCAGCGAACTTAACAAAGTCCTCTTTCTTTAGCTGTTCGCCCTTTTCCATCTTGTCCCAAATCTCTACATATTCTTTTTTCCATGTAGTTGGGCGTTGAACCTTTACATCATCTTGAACTTCATCAGTAGCTTCTCCCACCAAGTCAGGTTCTTCAGAACTATCTTGATCGGTGCTATCGCTGGTATCTTTTTGGGCTTTGAAGCGACCTTTTTCGTCACGGCTTTCTTCGTGATTGTCGTTGCTTTCGGTACTGTCACTCGCTTCGTTTTCGGCTTGGATTGGATCGTCATTTACTTCTATCTCCTTTTCAATTGGTGCTTCTAAAGTGCCTTCTTCGGCTTGGTCAAGTGCGGCTTCTAACATCTCTCTACGGTCTAATTCTTCACTCATTTGATGCTCCTTATCTTAATTTGGCGTAAGCAAGTTCAGCGATTTGACGCTTGCGATGTTCTTGGTCTTTTCTTGAAATTTCATGCACTTTTTGTTGGGTAGGGACATCGTTGCCTAATTCAATACAATTGTTGCGTTTTAGGTTCTCGCGATGCTTGGAACGGGAAGATACCCATGAGCCATCAGCCATAGATATATGACCTTCAATGTCAGGAATGATTCTAGGAGCTTCTCTAAAGGTCATGTTTTCCTTTTCGCTCCATGCCGCATCAGCTTCAGGGCCTTCGAATGGCAGATTCCAATACGCTAGGTACTTTTCCCTGTCGTTATATTGCGTTGCATCATATTCTTCATGGTCAACTTTACAATGTGGGCATTTAACGGTGACTTTTACTAAAGCCATTACATTCTCCTTATTAAATCAGGTACTTTGTCGTACTCATTAGGGGTTAAACAAATAACGCTGTCATACCAACGGCCATTCTTCCACCGCCAGCAGATAAATTCGTCTTTAGGAAGCAATACGATGGTTTTAACGCCCAAAGCACCTGCTAGGTGAGCCGTACCTGTGTCCACGGTAACGATTCCCTTACAAGCCTTTATATGAGCCGCAGTTTTTACCCAATTTGTTTTCCATCCGTCATCAGGAAGTGGGTTAAACATCCCTTCAGACTTGGGATTTAAGCTATATGCGTCAGATCCAACCAATTTTTCCATTTCACGCACGTCAATTGACTTTAGGTAGTACATGATTTGCTTGGATGCTTCCCAATTCACGCCAATTTTGGCTGGGATATTGCTTGGTTGGGCATGAAAATAGCCTTCTGAACCGACAATTTTCTTTTTTGTGACAGGAAACATGGCTTTAATCATCGGATGAGCCAAGCTAATGTAATAAGGCAAGGACATTGAGCCAATCCAGTAGTCAGATTCGACTGCCGCACCGTTTTCTAGATCGTTTGTGAATGTATCTACGCAATCTAGCTGACCTAAAAGGTAATGAAGCGTACTTTCCTGTAAAACTGTGACCTGTTTTGCGCCCATCGCCTTTAATGCAGGTAAAAAGCGGGCAAACATAATAATGTCACCGAACCCTTGCTCCATTTGTACGGTGATGGATTTCCCTATCAGGGATTCCCCTCTCCATACGGGCATTTTTAGGGCTGGGCCATATCCATTTGCTTGTTGACCGATGATGTCAGGATGCCATCGATACTCAAATAGGCGAAAACCTTGATCGTATCTGCCAGCGTGTAAGTGGTCGTAACCTAATCTGTATTGTGCGTCAGCACTTAATGGAGCAGTATTAATACGGATTCCTCATCGTCTAGTTCCTCTAGGCGTTTGGCTTCCAATACTCTCAAATGCTGTTGTAATCTAGCATATTCCTGTCTGTAAGCTACTGCCGCGAGGATGTTTTCTCGTTGTCTTTCAAGGTAGCTTATAGACCGTTGTAAATTCTCTGTTTCAGCTAACGGTATATCAGCTTTAACCTCTTGTTTTGATTGTACTTTAGTTTTCTTAACTTTTGCAACAGGTGATACTAGATCACGAATTGCTTGCTTACGATTGGCGTTAGCATCTTTAATAGACTTTTCCAACAGACGTTGGCGAGCTTCTATCTTCTTATTTAATCGCTGGGCGCGTAGCCATTCTTCTTTTGTCCAGCCATCCCCGCCAGTTATACCTGTAGGAGTTGGCGCAACATATACCTGAAAGGCATTGTTCTGAAACGCATTAGCTTGAAAAGCCGTTGAGAACATTAGAATGTGCCGCCTGATACCCCTACAAATTTAGTAGCAGTAATGGTTGTTCCAGTAATGGTATTAGCCGCAGTTCCACCAATAGCAGGTGGGCTTGATAGGTCTAATGTACCGCCAAGCGTTAAGCTACCGCTAGAAGTGACTGTTCCGCTTAAAGATATTCCGCTGACAGTTCCAGTTCCGCTTACAGATGTGACCGTTCCTGTGTAGTCTGTACCCCATGCTGGTGCGCCTGAAACTACTCGTAGAATTTGTCCAGTACTTCCAATACCCAATTTAGACCAAACATTAGTGGCCGAGCCATAGAGCAAATCGCCAGTAGTTACTGTAGTTTGACCTGTACCACCATAGGCATAAGTGATTGTTCCTAAATCTCCTGATCCTAAAAGGGTTGTTCCGTTGACTGTTTTAATGTTTGTACCGCTAACTAATGCGGCTTGCTTTCCATTAAATGTAGTCCAATCGGTGCTTGTCAAATAGCCATTGACGCTAGTTGTAGCGGCTGGAATAGAAATAGCAGGAGTATTGCCACCGCTAGAAACGATAGGGCTTGTACCCGTAACGCTTGTGACAGTTCCATTTGTAGGGGTTGTCCATGTAGGGGTTGCACCACTACCGCCTGAAGTTAAGACCTGACCTGCCGTACCAAAGTTTGTACTACCTGTAATACTTGTATTTAAACCAATAGCACCTGACGCATTGATAACGTGGGCAGATTGACCGCTAGTTCCCCATGCAAAATAGGTCTTATAGCCGTTACCTGAACCAATGGTTATATCGCCATCGTGTCCTGAAAAGTAAATTCCGTTATTTAAGCTAAAGAAATCGGCAGGTGTACCGCTAGAATATACAGATGAGTTCATACCAAACTCACCGTAATAAGTGCTATCCGTGCCTAAATCGTTAGAAAGAACATAGTTTGTAGATGCACTTGCCGTTCCCGACTTGTTCTGCAATACAAACTGTAGATAGCTACCTGAAATCGATGCGCCTGAAGCAATAGGGCTATTTGAAGCATTAAAACTTAAGCTAGGCGTTGTACTTGTAGAGCCACTTGTAGATAAATAAGTAAATGCGCCTGACGATGCTGTTGTTGCACCTATGCTTGTGCCATTTATAGTGCCACCTGTAATGGCTACGGTATTGGCATTTTGCGTTGACATTGTGCCAAGACCGCTGATTGCAGTATTGGGGATAGTAGTTGATGCTGTTACGTTGCCGCTGGTGTTATTGGCGTACATATAGCCAGTTAAACCAGTTACAGCTAGGTTAGTGGTTGTTAGGTTGGTAAACGATTCGCTAGATGACCCTGCAATCTTTTGCCATACGCCATTCTCAAAGATAGCCCAATCGCCTACTGCCCATCCTGTTACACCGTTTAAATTGGTATTGCCCGCTACAGAAACCACATAGTAATAACCCGCAGTTCCTACGCTAGAAACTAAAATTGGGGTATTTGTGCTGGCGTTCCATGTACCTTGATATGCGGGCGCGTTAGTTGGCTGGGTGCTAATTGATGTGATCTGACCCTGACTATTAACTTGAATAACAGGAATGACTGCGGCTGAACCATAAATTCCAGCAGTTACGCCAGTATTGGCAATCGCGATTGTGCCGCTAGTAGTTATCGGGCCACCAGTTAATCCTGTTCCTGTAGCTACAGAAGTAACCGTACCACCGCTTGATGGGCTGGTATTAGTAATCGTAAAGTTAGGGTAAGTACCAGTAGTTGATATGCCTGTACCCGCATTTAGAACAACGGTTTGGTCAGGAGCGGTATTGGTAATGTTAAGCGTACCGCTAGTGGTAATAGGGCTACCAGTAACAGCAATCCCTGTACCAGCTGTAGCCGCAACGCTAGTTACCGAACCCGTACCATATCCGCTAGGATTGCTAGCAGGGTAAGCACCTAGATTAGTAAGTGCTTGTGATGCTGTAGTCGCATTAGTACCACCGTTTTCAATAGGAACAGTTCCCGTTAGCTGGTGGTCATCATTCCAGTTTGATGGCTGGACAATCGTTGTATCGCCAGCATCAGGAATTGCGCTGACAAACTTATGCTTGACTGTAATAGCCATTATTGAACTCCGATGATTTTACCGTCTTGTCCCCGTACGACTTGTTTAGGTCTATTGTGGTTTTCGTTGATTGTATTTACTAAATCACCCAATGCAAGCGTCATCTGTTGATTGCTTTGGCTGATAGCGTCAGCGATAGGTTTAAGCGGATGTTCCATCGCTTGTGCCATATCTTCTTCAGTCATATAAGCCTGCGCTCCATCGTCTTGACCTGATGTAATGCGGGCAGTTTCAATCTTCGCACCGTTATTGATGTGAGCTAGCAAGACTTGAGTATTGCGCTCTGTCATCATCTTCATCTGCGCTACCTTCATATCCATTTCGGCTTGCTGACGGTTACGCTGATCTTCCAGTTGGAATTTAAGTTGATTCTCTTGGGCTTGATACTCTTGCTTGGCTTTCTCAAGTTCCATCTGCATCTGCATCTTTTGTTGTTCAAGCTTGGCAGATTGCTGGGCTTCGGCTTGAGAAGCTTGCAATTTAGCTTGTTCAATCTGCATCTGCATTTGAAGCTTTTGCATTTCAGGTGTAGGTGGCTTGGGTTGACCTTCTGCCGCTTTAGCTTGGTCACGGAACTTATCGGCTGTTTCGTCAATAATTCCTTCAAGTCCTTTGCCAGCTTTAAATGCTGTTACGGCAAACTTCACCATCTCCATGAGCATCGGTGTCATTTCAGGTACGGCTTGTGCGGCTGGAATAACTTGTTGCATGAATCCACCGATAGCTTGCAAGAAAGCCATACGGTCTGCTTTTTCTTGTTCTTCGTCTTGGAAAATCATTGAATCGCTAGTTACTTCGATACGGAAGTTCTTGGCTGATTCGTCACGCAATAGGGCTAAAGCAGGTTGAATGTACTGTTTATCGGTATCGCTTAATTGCATCGCGCCCGAAATCTTGATAATCGTATCGTCTGTAAAGTGATTACAGATAATCTGCGCTTTGATAGATAACAGGGTTGTAGCAAAGTCCACTACTGCGTGTTGCATAGTCTTTAAGCGACCTGCCGCATTGTTAGACTTAATGATTTGTGCGCCTAATGTTTCGTTAGGATCAGTCTGTCCACGCTGGATATCAGCGATACCCATAATCTCGTAGATTTGACCCTTAACTTGATCCATTGCGGCATAAGACATCTGCAAGGCAGAAGCGATAGGGGCAATATCCACTAGGTTAATTGCTCCAGCCATACCTTGTTTCTCGGCAAAAGCGTTCCAGTTCTTAACAGGAATCAGGGTATTGTTTTCACCTTCAGAGAATAAGCGGGCAAGACTTGGCTCGGATGCGTCATAAACTCCCCGAACTTTCAGGGCTTGAATGAAGCCATCAATACGGTCAGCCAATGTATCTAGCTGTCTAGCTTGGTCTTGATAAAGAACAAAGTCAGGGATTGGCTCAAGCTTGTCGCTAGTCAATGTAGCGTAGAGCGGTTTAGGGCATGGCCAAAAGTTCTCTAACTCTAGCGGATCAGGGCGTACGTCAAGGATTTCACCCATTGACTTGGATAGCCAAATAACATCACCGCTGGTCTTGCACCATATTTCGTATATACAAGCTTCGGATGCGCCTTCGCCCATCTTTTCGTTGTAAGTCTTTGTATTGTCAGGTTTTGTATCTAGTGGAATACGCCCACCTAAATCTTCACCAAAGCGTTCAATCAGGGCTTCGCGCCCCATATAGACCTTACGCCATACTGCGGTTACTTCTTCCCATGTGCGGGCGATTGTATGGCCAAAGTCACGCCAATATACATAGTCAACAGGAGCGCACTCATACTCAATACGCTCTTGATCTTCTTGTTGCATTGCATCAACGGTTTCTTCTTCATCTGTATTGCTGGTGATTTCTAAACCATCTTCAGGCATATCGCCATCATCGGCTTGAGTACCAACAATATGTGGCTCATAACGAACCCATGCTGTACCGCGACCACCAAGCAAACGGTCTTGAACCGATTGATTCATGGCTGATTTGTAGTCACCGTAATGTTCAATCTCATACTCTAATGCTCTTTCAAGCATCATTGAAGCTACTCGACCTATTGGATCATTGTCGCGAAATCTGCGACTGACATCGGGGCGTGGAAGTCTAGCAAAGATAGCAGGAGTAATGGTTTGGACATTGCTCCATAGGATGTTGAACTTGGCATTAGGATTATTCCTAGTGCGGCTGTCATCTCTATATCGTTTGATGATTCTATCGGTGCGGCCTTCCCATTCCTTAAAGCTACGCTCGTAGCCAGCGATGGTGTTATACCAATCTTGGTATGTATGATCCATATAAATCCTTAAGTAAAGTTACCTACAGCGAATACAGTTGCGCCTGCGCCAGTAGTAATCTTCCATGCGCCATTGACTGAAACAGCACCAATATCGATGTTATAGACACCTAATGGCAAGCTAGCTGGAATCAAAGGATAGGATGTTGCACCATCTAAAAGTGATACTGTGCCTGTGAGTGAAACGCTTACAGTAATGATTAAACGTTGTAATGTATCGCCTACACCGCCAGTAACGCCTAATGCTTGGGCGGTCTGTGATGCGGCTACTGTTTCGTAAAATGTACCATATGGTTGATTAACGCCTGACATGATTAAATCCTTTTAAAAGTTGATTTGGGGGTTTGTTTCCATAATTCGTCAAGACTTACATCAGTTTGCCCGACATGAAGTCCTTTAATTCTTGTATCTTTAAGGATAGGACTGTCCTCGTCTTTCCATACAATTGAGAGATAACGGAACGCATCGGCAGAGTGACTTGTCCAATCATGTTTAGGGCGATCCCGAAATACTTTTTTATCATCATCCCATTCCCTTTGATATTGGCGTAAACATTCGATACCTTCTTCGCATCTATTATCGAACCAACAGCGAGTTAATGCAAGTCGAGTTGCTTGAATTCCATCCTGAAGTGACAAGTTTGGAACAATTTTTAGATGTTTTATGTCGATTTTTGTCGCGAATTGTTCAATTATGCTCTTACCACCTGATGCCATTGTTTTGGCTCTAGCGTCATGGGGCAGGTAATGATAGCCGTATTTGTAGCCAAATTCTTCTTCTTTTTGTGCCAGCAATCCTGTATAGAATGGTACGGCTTGACCGTTGCTGGAGTGATGATCTAGTACCCGTATCTCCCCATAGACCACCTGAAACCACCAAATCGATGTACTGTCGTTAAATCCAAGATCCCAAGCGGTATGGCAAGGAAACATAGGATCATAGTCAACAGTAGTAATGCGCTCAAGATCAGTAATCCTACGCATTTCTTGTCCATAGTACGCTCCAATGATTGCGGCTTCGAATGAGCATAAGAACTCTTGCTCGTATTGGTTAGCAGACATTGTGGCTTGAGCATCTAGCAATTCAGCATCAGGCAATAGCCCTGATTGGTCAGCCCGTAATGTCTTGACGTACCAATTATCGTTCTTTAAAGCGTTATTGTATATGTCATAAAAGGCGTTATGCCCCTTTGGAGTACCAATAAAGGTAGCCCACGTCTGATAGCCATTTAAACCGTTCCTATCAGTCAGTAAAGGGCGAACAATCTCACCCCAAAGTCTTGGCTTCATATCAGCGTATTCGTCAAGCACTACGCCATCTAGGTATAAACCCCTTAATGCGTCAGGATTGTCAGCACCAAATAGTCTTATCTTCGCCCCATTAACCAGTTCTACCCATAGTTCAGATTGATTGGCCTTAACGATGGCTGGCTGGGCAAACTTAAGCAAGTAATCCCATGCGATGTTTTTGGCTTGTGCATAGTAGGGCGCGATATAGGCGTATCTGCCGTCAGGTTTCTTTTCCATGATAGCCCTACGGATAATGTCGCAAATGGTCGCTACGGTCTTTCCTGCACGTCTATGGCATACCAATACAGCCCAGCGTTCTTTTCTGTGGTGAAAGTCAAGGAAAGCATCCCTAGCTTTATAGGGATAGCGATACTGATAGCGAACTTCTTTCAATCTAAAAAGCTATGTTCGTGAATGTGTTTAACTGGCTCATCCTCTACGCCAACTACTTCAGTACGGGCTAATTTAGGTACATGGAACTCGGCTACTTGCATAAGGCAATCAAATGCAACTTTAGGGCCAAACTTCTCATTAGTAGCTATGCTGTCAAGCCATTCCTGTAATTTATCCGCATTGTTATCAACGAAAGCGGCAAAAGCTAATCGAGCCGCGCCCGTAGCTTTGTTAGGTGTTCCAGCTTGTCTGCCCCCTGTTTTGGGAGATCCTTTAGGTTTGCCGCTATT